TAGTATGTTTTAACTGTGTTTCGTTGAGTGAGCTGATTTTACCATTTAAGGCTTGAAGTGCTGCTGTTTGTTGTTCTTCCGACAAACTCATCAACTTTAACTTAGCCTTAATCATCTCATTCTGATTGTTCAGGATGATTTCTTTCTCCTCTTGAGAGAACTTGCTCGCATCACCATTGTGTCGCTGATAAATCTCATTAATTTGATTCATCATAGCCTCAGTGTTAGATACTACTTGGCCATTTCTTTCCTTGGCTTTTGCAATGTCTTCTTCACTAAGTCCCCATTTGGCACCAAGTTCTTCCATGCGCTTATTGCTTTTATCCGCAGCAGCAGCAATCTCTTCATATAGCTTTTTAAAGGCCCCAGAGACCTTTTCAGCATCTCCGGCATGAGTACCGAAATTTGCGACGGCCGTACTAGTTTCATCCACTGTCTTTTGGAAGTTTCGTAACTCTCCACGCTGAACATCATCTAAAGTAGAGCCAAATTCCTCCGCTTTGATGCGAGCTTCGTCCTTTTTATGGCCCAAATAAACTAAACCAGCAGCTAATAAAGCTGTTCCACCAACTAAAAGCCCAACAGGACTCGTCAACCCAGCCAAGGCTGTCTTGAGTAGCCCAGTTTTTCCAGTAATTCCAGCAACCTGAGTAGCCATCTCAGTCGCTTCCGTACCCGCTTTTTTAAGACTTAATCCTTTGGAAAACAGATTCGAAACTTTGCTGCCGCTTTTAAAAAGAAATCCTAATCCCGTTGATGCATTCCCTATCATGTTCAGAAACGGATATCCTAGAGCTAAAAAGCCACCAACCCCAAGTACTAACCTTTTTGTACTTTCGGGTGCCTTATCTAACCACTCAATAAACTTACTTACCTTTTCAACCGCAGGTGTGAGTAGTGGTAAGAGTTTCTGACCAACATTGATTTGAAGTACTTCCAAGCTTGACTTGAATCTCTCTACTCCATTTTTAGATGATTTTGATAGCTCGTTCGATAATTTCTTAGTATAGCCACGAGCATTTTCAGTTTCCTTCGTAAGATTACGTAGCGCATCCCCTCCTTGATTAATAAGGGCATTCATACCAGTTTGAGCTTCAACACCAAAGGCACGAGCAATAGCAGAGGATCTCTCAGCCTCTGTCCACCCTTTTGTCGATTCTTTGATGCGATCGATAATGTCCGGTAACTTCAACGAACCAGACTGGAATTCTTCAACGCTAAACCCTAATTCGCGCATTGCTTTTGCATTAGATTTAGAAGGTTTCAATAGTTTTGACAATGCACCGCGTAATGCCGTACCAGCTTTCTCACCAGAGATACCGTTGTCAGAAAGTAGACCGATAGCAGCTGATGTCTCCTCAACAGACATACCTAGTGAATGAGCTACAGGCCCGATATATTCCATTGCAAGTCCCATATCTGAAAAGCCTGCGGATGTTTTATTAGCTACATACGTCAGGCTATCAGTTACCCTGCCAGTATCCTTTGCATCAAGCCCAAACTGTCTCAATATATTTGTGGATGCATTCATAACTACATTAAAGTCATCGCCAGATGCTTTAGTTGCATCTAAGATGCTCGGCATAGCGGCAATAGTTTGATTAGAATCAAAACCTTTCTTGATGATTTCTTGCATCCCTTCGTTAATAGATGCTGTCGAAATCCCATATTGTTTCGCCCAACCTTTAGAACTTTCACCTAGCTTTTCTGTAGTACTATTCAATTCATCCGCAGTTGGGATAGTATCTGCTAGAAGTGATTTTGTCGTATTCATCTGACTTTCGAAATCTATAGCTTTCTTAGTTGATAAAGCAAGACCAGCAGTTAGGGCTGTCGATACAGGTTTCATAGCATCACCCATTGCACGAAATTTTTCGCCACCACGTTTTATAGTGTCTCCTAACTTGTCCATCTTTCCAGCCCAACTATTTTCGCGACCAACATCTTTTAATGCTTTTTCAACTCCGCGTAGCTGATTTTCCATTGCAGCTAACTTAGCATTTTCGCGCTGAATATCAGCAGCAGCCTTGTCAAACTTAGCTGTCCCAGGATCAAGTTTGTCAAAGCTTTTCTTCAGCTCATCCAAGACTTTACGCTGTGAATCAATAGCTTGTCCTAAAGTCTTATATTTTGCTTGAAGTAACCCAGCATTTTTTTCATTCTCTTTTAACGTACTATCCAAAGAACGGACATTGTTTTGAAAGTACTTTACAGAGTTTTTTGCACCATTTAAAGTAGGACTGAACTTCGACACGTCCAGCCCTAGTTCGATATACATTGCTCCTAACGGCGTACCGCTTGCCATTTTGTTCTCCTTCCTAACCTCTCAGGTAAAAGAAAAAAGCCCTTGCGGACTTTCCCTATTTTAATTTCTTATAATCATCAAAAGCCATAGACATCATTGCCCATATAAAAACACCTAGGAGTCCATATCCATATAAAGGCAAAGAAGCAATGATGAATGGCGACAATAATATCTGCCCAATCGTATTACCAAAGTTCGTACAAACGCAGTAAATACCAAAACAAATATATATTACAAAAGTCAATGTCCAAAATAGACATCGCCTGCGATTTTGTTCTACCATCTTCATACCACTCACCTCCTTACCCTTATTATATGCCTATTGAGGTGTTTTGTAAAGCCTTTTCATCAGATAAGCTGGATAAAGTCAGCAAGATCCATGACTTCCTCAATTTCAACAGATTCAGTTTCACCAAGAACACCCATCAAGTCCTCCCAACTCGTATCCATCACATCACGAATACTCATACCGTATGGACCTTCAGTAGCTTGCTTGACAAAACCATAAAACCTTTTCAGCGCTTCGCTTGGCTTTATTTTTTCTCCTTTGGGTCAACATCACCCACCAGATGAGAGTAGATGTCTGCAAATACCGCAAAAATATCTGCCATGTCCGTGAATTTCAAAAGCTCTTCCACTTCCAAATCTTCAAACAGTGAGGCGATGAATTCCAATTGTTTGTCTAATTTCTCTACTTCTGACACATCAGATGATAGTGCTTCATTGAGAATCAAGTAGTCACGATAGTCCTTAGTAGTAATTTCTTTACTAGTCTTTTGAACGTCTTGACCCTTTTCGTTTTTAATTAAAAATTTAACCTTAGCCATTTACTTTCCTTTCTAGAAAAAGATAAAAAGAGAGCTTGCGCCCTCTTCCTACCCTGCAGCAACCATTTTAAGCTGACCTTTGAATTTTTTGAGCTTGGTTTCGTCTTTGCCAATGTATTTAACATAGTAAAGACCTTCTGTTATAGCGTCATCGCTTGCGATAGCAGAAAAACTCAAGCTATCATCTGGCAGTTCTTCTTGCTTATCTTTAAGTGTTTCAAGCTCTTCAGCATCCATTGAGAACTGACCTTTAAAGAACCCGACCTGCGCCTGAGTTCCATTTGCTGTCTTAGATTCAAGCATGACTGAACAGAATGGTGCAGTGCTATCAGCACCAATACCAATGATATCATCTTTGACTTGGTGTCCAAGGATTTTAGCCAATACTGTTGAAGGAATATCAACTGCCGTCATTTCCATCTTCACATCGCCTACACCACGATTAGATACGTGATAAGCAACGTCACTCCCGTATGTTTTTACCGGATCGCTTGCAAGACCAGAAATTTTAGCAGTACGAGTTGCACCATCACCAGTTTTACCTTCGATTACGAAAAGGTTTTGTCCGAGCGTTGGAGTAGCATTCCCATCCAACACACGAATTGTCATACGTTTAAAACCAACTAATGCCATTTATAGCACCTCTTTCTTTAATTTAGTATTCTTCATATAAAGCACTCCGACCTTTATAAGTCCGAGCGTCTACATAGCGCTTGATATCAGAGATCCATTGTTCCAGACCACCTTCAGTCTGATAAAATCCATGATCTTCCATTATTTTTTCAATTCTTCCTTGGAGTTCTTTACACTCCAACCGATTAGTAGACTCTACATTGATTTGATAGAGAAAAGTCTTTGCCAGGCTAGTATTACTACCGTGAGCGCTCTGCATTGGAGGTCCTACAGGGATAATGACAATACTCGTCTCGTCATCTCCCAAGGTCTCAGGACGTTCAAATGACTTAATACTAATGCCAGATAAAGACTCATCCTCCTCCAAAGCGTTATAGAGTTCAGTTAATTTGTCTTTAATCATTACAAAAACTCCTGTTTTAACTTCATGCCAACTTTAGATTTGAAAACTGGTTTGCTCCCCTCAAAAAAGCGGCGCATAATACCGAAACCACGAGGATGCCCATTCTTTGCGTATCCAAATTCGTTCAAGTGAATAAGAGTCCAACGAGGACTTTTAAATCCTAATTTAACCATTGGAACACCGCTGGATGTACCAGTCACATTCCCATGGACGACAGCTCCGACCGTCTTACCAGTGTCAGCGTACACTGCCATAGCTCGTTTGAAAGTCGGCTCAAACTCCTCAACTGTACCCTTCAATACTTTGTTGACTTTTCTACGAACTACTGGCTCTCCTAGTCGAGCCTCAATATTCCTCAAAACATCATCAAACCCTTTTAGATTTGCTCCACTAGACATCACGACCACCTCCGATAATAACTATCAAAAAATCACGATTATCAAAATCAGGACGGACATCAATGACCTGCCATTTCTTACCAACTAAACGGATATCTCCTACTTCGACAAAATGCCGACTTTCAGGCTGATAATCTGTCAGAGGATCACGAATTTTCAAAGTCATCTTAGCTTTCATCGCTTTTCCAGTCGCAATCTCAATATCTTTGAAACTAGGGGAGTAAACTTGGCCCATCGTATAAAAAGCCTTCTTGTAACTCATATCACGACCATCAACCCCCTCTTTAACCTTAGAAGTATAGAAAGTCATGGGAGTTCTCAGGTCTCCATTTTGAGACTCAGGCTTTTTGTAACGATAACTGGGGCGATTAGTATGATGGGACATCAGGAATTATTACTTCTGGTTGTTTTTCTGACCATTCAACAAAGTCAGGCAATGCTTCATTAATTTCATCAAAGCGCTCTTTTGTCGCTTCAAATTCGGAACCAACTGAGCGGTATTGACCTTCTTTAAGGTCGTAAAATCCTTTCAAAACCTTAATCATCTATTTCCTCCAATTTATAATTTTCAAGAGATAACGCCATCAAATCTCCTTGAAAGTTTTGATAAAAAAATTCAACTTGATCATTGTAGGCATATCGTGCACGCTCTAAAATAAGCTCTCTCACTCGTGGATTGTGGTTTGTAGTACCCACGATTTGAAAAATAGCCTGTTCAGAGCTTTCTAACATTCTGGAAAGGTTAGCATCCTCTCCGTCGTGAAAAATCCTCATTCTCTCCTTAAATGCAGCAAGGAGAGAATGCGTTTCTACTTCGGCAGTCATGACTCAACTCCTAAATTAAGCTTCAGGGAATTTTAAAGTCCAAACAGCAGCAGTTTTTTCATCGTGAGCTTTACCATAAGCAAATTGCTTAGCAGTGTAGAGATTCAAGTCTTCCAAAGCATATGTTTCGGTAAATCGTCCAAATTCAATACCACCGCCTACGAAAGCATCGTAACGACCTTTGACAAATGTAGTGACTTTACCTGTAGTTTGTGCCACAGATTCAACTAAGATCAGGTTGTAAGGCATAGCTGTTACATATACACCCTGAGCATTCAAAGAAGTGTATTGTTTCTTTACGTCCCAAGCATCGGCTGGGTTAACAACCATCACGAGATTTCCTTCTACGGCAACTGGAGTTTTTCCGTCTGCTTTAACAGAGTGGTGTTTGTAAACCTTTGTCAATTCTTTGACTACAGTAGCAGAGTCGGCAAAAGTCAAGTTAGTTGTTTCAGCAGTTTTTTCAGCATAAGTTGTCTTATCGCTTGCAACGGTCCCTGTAAGAGTACGAGAGAGTCCGATAGGTTTATTGTCTCCGTCACCATTCAAGTAGGCAGCTTCCAATGCAGCTGCAAATGCCTCGGTAATCTGGGTAGAAACAAATTTTTGCAACCAAGCAGGCCCGAACTTTTCAGAGTCTTTTGGAATTACAACAAAAGCAGTCAATTTGTGTTGAATTGCTTCTTCATCGCTGAATTCTTGTTTAAGTTGTCCTTCGATTTCGGCATTGATTTTACCCCAAACAGCTTGACCAGTTTGAGTTGATTTAAGGAATTTCAAACGGATTCCCGCATTTTTTAGGCCGATATGTTGAAGGAGTGGACGTGCCATAACCATATCTTCAAAGATACGGTCGATTGTTTCTTGAGGGAAGAGTTTTTCAACCCCTTTAGGTGCAGTTTTTTCAATGTTATTGAAGAACTCACGAGCTTCAGCAGTCAACTTGGCATCGTATGGATTCAAGGCAGAAACTTCTTCACGGGCAGCATCACGAGCTTGAGCCATCATTTCATTGCTCATAGACTCAAGCATTTCGTTGTATAGCTTCGCTTGTTCTTCTTGAGGTGCACCATTTGTAACGGCATCCATAAATGCCTGACGTTGTTTTTCAAATTGATTAGATAATGTCATTGTCATTCTGTTTTTTCCTTTCTTAAAACATAAAAAGACCGAACCCTTTAGGAACAGTCTTGTCTGTGTTATTTTCTAGGCTTTCTGGAAGATTGAATCTCTTCTGTAGAAATTCACTATTTTCGAACGCCTCTTTGTCGATTTGTACATCTGGCAGTTTAGCTTCTAGCTTTTCAGCTACCAGTTCAGCGATTTTATCGATATCCGGTGTCATTGCTGACCTCATTTTCTCGATAAAGTCACTTGGGATCATAGGAGTTTCACTCGCAACCAAAGTTGGAGCGACTTCATTTGTAAACATAATCTTGTCTACAAAACCGTGATTCAAAGCTGATTCAGCATCAAACCAAGTAGTCTTGTTCATCAATCCAAGCAAATCATCAAGAGCCTTGCCAGTCTTATGAACATAAGCGCTAGCAATCGATTTGTTAAATCCTTCTAGTACCCCAGCCTCATGAAGCAGGGCATTGTGATCTCCATTTACTTGTGTTGAAACATTGTGGATCATGATTTGGGCAGTCGGACTAATTTCAACCGTATCTCCTGCCATTGCAATCACGCTTGCTGCGCTTGCTGCAATACCGACAATCTTCACGGTCACATCACCAGGATACGAACGTAGAGCAGTATAGATTTCACTACCAGCATAAACATCTCCTCCACCCGAATTGATATGAACCTCAATCGGTTCTCCACTATCAGGAAGAATGACATCTTTCGGAGCGGTTGCATCCCACTCAAGCCAATCGTAAAGCCATCTGTCATTATTTGATACAATCGTACCCTTAATCGGAATTACTTTCATCTTCTTTCTCACCTCCTTCCTCTATATGCCCACCAATTTGATAGTTTTTTGTGATGAGAGGTTTATCCCCCCATGGAACAGCTTCTAACCCAAGCTCAGCTCGAACTTCATTAATCAACATTGAACCAGAAGAAATAAGTTTATCAATGCTTTCAGCAAGTGCAAATTTATCTCTTTGACCTTCTCCTACGATGACAAAGCGGCTTAAATCGTCATATCTTCTTCTTGTTAGCAATGAAAAATTTAAACCATCACTCATCTTCTTAATAAGAGACTGAAAACAATAACTATTGAACATTTTTTGACTATTCTCTAGATTAGCCATGTCACCATGTAGCAAAGCTGTTGGAATACCCAATATATCAGCAACTTCATCATCAAACTGTCTTCTGAGTTTTTTTAATTCTTCAACAGATATATTTGAAGTTCCTGTAGTATTGGTTAACTCGCTGTATTCCATTCCGTCCTGAGATGGAACAATCGCAATCGTTTTGGTGCTAAATGACTTAAAAAGTCCATCAGCATAGGCTTGCAGTTTTTCCCGCATTTTATCATTGAAACTCCCGTTTGTTCTTGTACTAAGAGTTCCTCTGATTTGATTCGTTCTCGCCAAAGCTTCGACTAAACGAGTATGAAGTTTCTCATAGTCTGAAAATAAATCAGATACATACTCTTGCAATCGATTATTGTTATATTGCAAGAAAATCACTTCACTCATCCTAAATCTTTTTTCAAAAGTATAGCCTCGACAAGATACATACTCAAATACATCGTCATAAACAGCATATTTAGTTCGTGTAAAGGAATCTGCGACAAGTAACTGATCATCATCAGTAAGAAAAATTAGAACTTCATTCTTAGTAATCAAACGATAAACAACTTTTTGCCAAAATTCAGAAGCTGACTCGTTCTTATTTGGTCTAACATTTAACAAGTAATCCCAATCAGATTTTTTTGTTTTTCCCTTTTCAAGATACTTGAACTCTGACCTAGCAAAAATCCGAGCAACAAACTCAGCAGACTTATCGACAGCCAGACTTTTTAACTGTAAATTCCCAAATATTCGCTCCAACTCTTCAAATTCAAAACTAGCATTTGGTGTTTCACGTTTAAACAAATTCAGCAATCCCAAGGTTCGTCCTCCTTTCTTTTATTTTATGCCGACCACCCACCCAAAATTTATTATTAGATTAAAAATTCCAACTATCGAGCATGTCGAGAAATTCCCCAACATTCGACTCCTGCACAAGCTCTCGCTTGTAGAGAGCAGCAATCAAGGCGTGAAATCCATCTGTCTTTCTTCTGACAGGCTCTTTCTTCAAGAAACGCTTATTGCCATCCTTGTCCTCTTTGACGTAGGTATTATCCGTATACCAAATCATAGAGTTGTCATTTTCAAAGATAAACCGCTCATTAGCAAATCCATCTTCGATAATTGGCGCAACCTTCGATTGAATCGCCCCAGGATTCCGCAAGAACTCATATTCAAAACCAGCCTCTTCCAAAAGAGGTTTTAACAAGTCCATTCTGAAACCATCAGCACAGACTAGTTCGATTTGATACTCTCTACTCCATTCATTCAATTTTTCGACCAATAAACGAGGGTCAATACTAGGGCCGTCCACAATCGTAAATAGACCTCTGTCTGCCCATTCCTGAATAGGGGCTTTTAGCTTGAAAGCTTTCAAAAATGCTTTACGAGCAAATGAATGTTGCTTCCAGATAAACTCATCCCCATTCTTAAAGAGCAAACCAACGCTCGCAAAGTCTCGAATACTAGCATAGTCAAAACCTGCAACACATGAGCGCCCCTTTAAGTCGATACTAGGAGACCTTAGACAAGCTAGTAACTTATCACGAGAGGTGACATCTTTCTCAAGGTCAGCTTCAGGAAGATTCATCCGTTTTGTCATAAACTCCTGACGGCCAGATGGCTCCAACTCAAGGTCATCATAATCAGCCTTGGTTCTTGCAAGCAACCTTTTAGCGTAAGGAGTGCTTTCATCCAACATCGGATTAGCTTTCGGCCAGTTCTTCATGTCATCCACCTCATCCGCATTGTCTAGCTTGCAGATGAAAGGAAAGAGCCTGAAATCATCAACCTCTCCATTCAAGATTTGCATAGACTTCTCTATCAACTTGTCGTAAAATCCCTCACGCACATATCCATTCGTCCCGTTGTAGAATGTTCGAGCATGAGCAATCTTTCCAAGACCAGACCTTTGAACCTTCACGGCCTTATCATCTTCAAACTGGTGAATCTCATCAAATTCAAGACAACCATCACGAGCAGAGTCCATAGTCTTCGGGTTATTTGTCCGAAAAGAAAAGACCGAGTTGTTCGCTCGACCTGTGATAGACATTTTAGTTAGATAGAAATGATCCTCAAGACCACGTCTTTGAATAGTCTCATAGACCTCCTCAAACGAAACCTTACCCTGTTTCTCAGAGTTAGCAGTGATAGTCACGTCATAATCTCTGATAGGGTAGATAGGACTGATAAAGAACGAGGATCTAGCAGACATGAAACCATTCTTACCACCCCCACGAGAAAGAGTGTATAGATACTCGTCAAAGTGTGGCTCCCCGTCTATCTTCCGAAAAAGAAAGATAAACGGAATTAAAAAAAGCTGGTACTTCGCCAAAGGGAAAAAGTTCTTTTCCGCAAAACGAATGAACTTGTCAATTAAGTCATTATCAAAATACAAATCATCACGAGGATAGATTTTCTCCTTGATGATTTTAAACAGCAACTTTCTTTCCTTGTTGACGACAATTTCTCCACTCTCGGCCATTTTGATGTAGCCATCAACCAGCGGATGAGAAATCATAAGAGATCACTTCCAGACGTAGTTTTCTCAACAGGCGAGTTTTCCACTTCAAAATCAAACGATCGCTCAATAGCCAAAAGCTGATTGCTTGTTGTGTTGATCTCCTTGATGAGAGAATTAGCTTTTTGGAATCTTTGTTGCCCATTATGAACAGTGATGACCAATCCATCTTCATGAAGTTTAGCTTTTAGCTCGTACAGCAATCTGACAAGATAAAGATAGCGATTCACTTTTTCGTACTGAATCGCATCCTTTTTTCTAGGACTGAAATAGCCGATTTTGGAAAGTAGCTGATTTTCTAATTCTTTTATATTTTTTTCCGAGTATTCTTCCATTACCCCCCACCCCCTTTTATTTTTTATTAAAAATTTGGACAGTCGAGTGCAGACCGCTTACCGACATCTTTAAAAATTTCCGATTTTTTTGACCGGGGGGTGTTTAAGTTCCATTCACCTAACCCCACCATTCATCTTTTCTGAAATTTCTGTCATTCTTATCAAAACGATCATGCCTCTTATTATGGCATGCTTTGCACAGTGTTCTAAGATTATCTAAGTCAAGAGCGAACTCTGGATAGAACTCTAGCTCCTTGATGTGGTCAATTTCCAAGTTAGTAGTCGTGACCTTACCTTCATCCCTGCACCATACACATTCGTAATGATCTCGTTTAAGTGCTTGCCTTCTTATGGTTCTCCACTCGCTGGAATTGTAAAATTGGTTTCGTTCTTCTCGAGTTGAAACTTCAATCATTTGATTATTGATGTTGATGCTTTAAGCTCGAAAGAAGTTCAAGTCTGCGACCTGCCTCGACTAAATCAGCCTCAGATTTTTTCTGATTGTCAGTATTTGATTTTACAAAAGTATCGTAAGCTTTCTCAAGTTTTCCCAACGCTCCCGTCGATACTTTTGCTTTAAGCTCGAATTTATTTAGTTTGTCAATGCAATTGTTCAAGTGTTCGATTGCTTCACAACATTCTTGAGTTAACTCTTGTAATTCTAAACGATTTTCAATTTCGACTCCAACTACAATTTTTCCTAATGGTTTTTGTTTAGTAGTTCTTTTATTAAAAAGTCTTTTAATAATACCTTTCATAACTATGTAAACTCCTTTGTTTTAACTCTCTCAATTCCTTGTTTTACATATTCTAATGAACTCGCTACATGAGTTTTAACTCAGACTTATCAAGCGTTTATCTTGCATGCTTGAAATGAAATCATCATAACCTCAAAACAATGAATTGATAGTAAAATAAAAAAATTAAAAGCCTTGAAACTTAGTCATGGCTCTGTCTTGTGAATCTTGATTTTTTCCTATATATCGTAATGAAATACTTTGGCTTGAGTGATTCAGTAGGTCCATTATCAGAGCGACATCTTTGGTTTGCTCGTACATGAATAAGCCAAATGTTTTTCTCATCGAATGAGTAGCTATGTTTTCTAGACCGACTTCTTCCGCAGCTCTTTTAATAATCTTGTAAGCTGTGTTAGGTTTTATATGCTGATGCTTTCCGTTTCGACTAGGAAAGAGGAAGTCTTCATCTTTCTTGTCTTTGATGTACTGTCGCATAGCGTTCTTGAATTTCTTTGGCATCTTTCGTTTGGTTGGCTTGTCTGTCTTTTCATCAACAATCTGGACATGCCAGCCTTTAACGTGCTTTACTTTCAGTTTAACAATGTCACCAATACGAAAACCCAGATTAACACCAGACAAGAAGAGCATGAGGTTACGTTGTCTATCTGACTCTTTGACTGCGCTATGCAACGTCAGCCATTCAATCATAAGCTGAACATCATCTCTATTTCTGATTGGTTCAACAACTACCACATATCCTCACCTCCTTTTTGTCAATTCTATATGTTTTTTTGACAACTTTACATAAAGAGCAAATTTGAAAGTGTATCGAGAATCACTTCACGTCTTCTGTAAATCTGTTTGCTGTGTCTATACAAGTACCCAGTTTCTCCGTTCTCCATAATGTGCCAAACTTGAATCCAGTCGTATCCAGTATGTTCTCCCCAGCGAAGATAAAAGATTTTTTTGTCATCTGGTTCTAGATTCTCTAGTAATTGGGAAATAGCGTTTTGGAGATTTTCTAATCTTAAAATCATAGGATCACTTGCATAAGCAACCGCTAGATTCTCCGACCTGTTGACGAATGTCTCACTGCCACTTGCTCCAGTATCATCAATACCAGGAACAGTAAGGTGCTTAACCTCGTACAATCGTTCTAGTTCATGCCTTCGTTTACCGATAAGTTTGTCAATCTTCAAGTACTTATCATCGAGTTCAAACTCAAGATAATCCCTTCGTGCTTTTGTTAAGTTCTTTTTGACCAAACCTTACCTCCCATGTATCTTTTGGATTTAACCCACTTGATAATCTTACCATCATTATTGTTGTTGAAATAATCCGGCAATCTTGCCGTTTGGCTTTCTTTATAAACCACTTTTTCAACGACCTGGACTCCAGGCATCATTTCATCATCTATCCATCCAACTAACCAAGCAGGATTGACTTCATAGGTTTTAGCAATCATTTCAATTTGCTTAATTGACGGATATCCACCTCTCTCATACAAGTGAATTGTGTTTTGCGAAACACCCGTATCCCTAGCCATATCTTTGACAGAGAGCCCTAGGTCCTCTCTAAGTTCTTTCAATCTTAGCTGCATGCTATGAACCTCCTTCCTAAGTAACTATTTTGTTAAATTCTTCCAGACACATGTTCGACCAAATGAAACGATTGCTTGCTAAAAGTTTCTCGCTCCCCATTTTTTCAATTCTTTGATAAAGCCTGATTTTAAATAATGCTTGATTTTGTTTCGAAAACCTAGTTCCTTTTACTGGCAATGTTGCTATAAACGATAATGCTTCGCCATAAGCACGAATTACACATTTTGCTAATATCTCACTATTTTCCCCTTCTCTAACAACAATTGACACATTAATTGGTTCGCAATTTAAAACCTCAGCGAATTTGACTCTATCTTGTTTGTTGTCTGTCTTTCGAGAGCCTGAATATGGATGTTTTTTAGGTTTCATTGCCTGTCCTTTCAAATAATTTTCCCTTCAAATATCAGAGTGATCGTTCCTGTCCCGTCTTTGTTCTTAGATACCAAAGCACTACAATCTGAACCAAACTCAACTCCCTCAATTGTGACACTGCGCTTCACGCTATCAACGTTGATGATAGAATCATTTGGTGTTTTTATTCTCATGCTCCATCTCCTCTATAAGCCAGTCTAAATTTTTTCTGGCTTTCTTCAGGTCTTCAAGACCATTCTTCTTTTGGAATCTTAACATATACTTGATAGCATTGCCCCAGCACCACGCTGCCTTACCTGGCAGATTGCCAATGAAGTTGTCAATCACTTCAATGCTTTCAAGACCTTTTGAACCTTGGTAGTGACTTGGTTTGTTTACATTGTCAAATTTTTCTGGTTTCATTCGTTCTCCTCCAAAAGCTCTGGATTCTCGTAGATGTTGCCGATGATTTCGTTCTCATCAGTTTCTGACCACAAATAGCTAGCTAATTGCTCGCAATCATTCATAATCAACCAAGCTCCCTCAAGCATGGTTACAACACCTGTGATTGTTTCATTTTCCGTTGTTGGCTGAGTTCGTACTTGTCTAACTACATCCCCCTCAAAGATTTCCTTACCGTTCTTATCTTCGAGTCCTGTCGATTGCATGAGTTCGATTTCGTCAAGCTTCACTAACCCACCATATATATTCCCATTATATATATTTCTACGGAAAGATAGATGAACTATTTCTCCTGATTCTTTGTAACGAATAAAGGCTATCCGACCCATTTCTTCCCCTGTCTTGTGCCACGCTCTGAATTTTGTTGTCATAATCTCACCTCGTCTCCAATCCTTAAAGATTCGTAGCTTGTTTGCGTGACTACGAAAATGCCATAATTTTTAATAGTGATTGTATGCAGGTCGCCAATCTTTTCCTTGTGGACGACTCTGCCTTTAATTTCTGCGCCTTGATTATCAGCTTTATAGACGATAATAGGGCGTTTTTCTTCTAATTTCTTAATATGGATACTCTGCCAAATATTTAATCCAGCAGATAATAATATCCAAATTACGATAAAACGTTTCATCTCGTGACCTCATTTCTCAATTCGAAACTAATTCCATACAAGAGCAAATCATTTTGAAAGTCAACGAATGCCTCAATAATCTCAGCTTCTTGAAAGTCGTATTCCTCGACCGTACCCAAGAAATCATCAATATCATTTCTTTGTACACTGCCGTGCTCTGTCTTTATATGTTCCATAGCTTGTTCATAACCATCAACATCAATTGTGTAGTAGATTCTGCCACCTGAATAATCATATTTGTAATTCTTGATAATCATTACTTCACCTCTTCAACTTCCACGCCAGGACAATCGAATACCCAGCCGAAACCAGAAGAAATTATTTCTGCTTTTGTAAGTTTAAGACTTCTTTGGTCAAATTGTGTTTTCTTAGTGAAGAAAATAATATTCTCTCCAAGAGTCCTGACATTAACAAGATTCAAATGTCCATCGTTATAGTTTAATAGAACTACTTTGTATTTCTTCTCTTTCTCGACCTCGTGGCCCTCGCGCCATTTTGCATGACTGAAATCTTTCTCAAATTCACCCATGATGGCCTTTAGCCAAACTTCACGATCATGCACTGGCAATTCTCGCAATCGAGCTAGTATGTTCTTGACATAACGAGGTGCTTCGTCTGCATGGCCTGTTTCTGGTTCGTCTAGCTGTTCTAAGTCTTGTAAAAAGATTTGGCGCGCTAGCTCTGCTCCTTCAGTATTCCATACACCCTCAAGTTTTTTATACTTCTCAACCAATTCATTAAGTTTCATCTTCCAACTCCTTTATTCTATTCTTCCAGTTTTTCACTTTCTTTTTAAGCAAGTCACGTTCCTCAGACCTGCTAAAAGCAAGCGATTTGACACACGGCTCAGATAGTTCAACTATCCTTGCCTCTGTCTGCTCTATTGTGCGTTTCAGTCCTTCAATGACTGTCTGTTTGCTATATTCCATGGTTTATCTAATCTGTAAAAATCCAGCTCTTGCCCCTCATGGCTCAAAGACACAAGAGCTAGCAAATTCTTTATACGTCATTCGTCCAAGTCTGACGCATATTCTAGCTCGCTTTTAACGTGGTTCGCGGCACGTTGATTTTGTTGCTAAGTAATAGCAATCTGCAGCACCATAATCAAAACGTACATCGTTTTTTCCGATATATTTTTTAAATCTTGGTCTAGTAATGCCAGAGAAAGCCCATTGATGGTCTTTCATACGTTCGATAAGCTCATCCACATTGTTAAAACTCCCAAGGAAAAACTTGCAGTGCCCGTTGTATACGAAGTAAAGTTCTAACATCAATACCTCCTAAAATAACTTCAACTGCTTCTCATAAGCATCAAGCCTCTGTTTAGCAAGGTTGAAGATGTCTCCGTCTAACTCACAACCTACATACTCAAAACCTAATTCTTGACAAGCGATCAAACTACTTGCTGAACCGACATGAGTATCAAGAATCTTATCTCCGTCTTTTGCATAGTTTTGTAGCAACCAAAGATAAAGATTGATTGGTTTTTGAGTAGGATGGATTCTAACCTCATTCAATACCTTATTTCCTTGCTGAATATGGCCTTCTGATATTGACTTGCCTTGCATCATACCATTCCACATATAGCGAAACAGTCGTGTACTATCATGTAAGCTGCAGTATGCTATCTCACAATCTGAAAAACTTGAATGACCATTAACTTTGTCCCAAACGATACGGCCAGAACCAAAAGAATAGTTGAAGTAGTTCACACCCCAAATAATTTGATTTTTAGATACCCTGAAAAGTTCATCAAAATAATCTCTATTTGGAATTTGCCACTCTGAGGTTTTGCCATACAGCCTATTGACACCAATCGGACTAACTTTTCGACCATAGTATTCTCTTTTTTCTGGACCAGAAAAATAAGGTGGATCAACAATAGCTAGGTCGAAGTAATCATCAGGATATTGTTTCATGATGTCCATACAATCGTTGTTAAAAAACTCTCTCATCAATACCTCCTATCCTTCATCCCAGCAGGATACACAAAGCACCTGCCTGTTGCCCCTTCAAAGATGCGACTTGATAGTGCACCATTACCAAAATCGTCCGAGTAAAGCTCTTTAATCTCTTCGCTACTCAAATTCGTGTTGATAATCGTATTCGTCCGATTATCCAGGATCTTGAACAATATCTGATGTGCCCACTCGTTCCGCTTCGTATCAGCCTTACGACTCTCTTTCCCAAGGTCATCCAAGAAAAGAAAATCAACCTCAGACAATAGCTTGACCATCTTCGCTTCTGAAAATCCATTGTCAAACTCAAAGCTTTCTCGAATCTTGTCGAACAAGGTCACAACCGACACAAAGAGCACACTTTTCGGTTCATCATAAGACTTAAATTGCTCATTGAGAAACCGAGCCAAGCCATAAGTAAGATGACTCTTCCCGGCTCCAGAGGGTCCTGTGATGATGGCATTCCCAACCGTACCTTTGGCATATTCACGTTCCAACCGCTTCACAAAATTCACAGCCTTTTCATCAATATCAACCTGAATCTCATAGTCATGTAGTGACTTACTGGCAAGCTTACTTGAAACAATACTGTCACGAGCAAAGACCTCGTAAGTATCCGATAGTTTACTTTTGACCTCTGATTCCATATTTAGTTGCTTTTCAAAACGTCGAATGTTCTCTTTCTCGCACTCAGGACATTGACTGATTTCCTCAACCTTGCCCTTGATGGGAATCTTAACAGACCAAAGATGGCATCCATGGATTTCACAGACATCATCAAGAACCGTTCTAGTTTTGAATTGTTTAAACTGTTTCATCTAAAATCCTAGCCTTTCGTCAACCGTACTAGTCAAGATTGTAGAGCGTTTTGGCATAGGCTGATTCAGATAATTGTCCATCTTATTGCCGAAAAGCGTTTGTGGTTGCAGATACTGTTCATACTCTGTACCTTTCCATTTAGCAACCATGATATCCACAACCTTTTTAAAATCTTCAAGGACATATCCTTCTTTCAGTCTTGCCTTGATAAATTTTTGATGACTAGCAGTATTTACCTTGAAATTTTTCTTAGCTTTCAAATTGAGATAAGAAATAACTTCCTTACAAATCGACAATTTATTATTGTTATTCTCAGTCTTAGTATTCTCAGTCTTGATTGTGTGCACTTTTTGCACTTCCTGAAATGCACTTTTTGCACTTCCAAGGTGCACTTTTTGCACTTCCTGAAATGTACTTTCTACACTTCCGTTAAGAGCCTCAAGATAAATACGGTTCGGTAAGTTCATTCCTTGTCTTACTTCCGTCATTAGACCAGCATCTTTCAACTCCTTTTTGATTTTAATAATCGTATTGTTGCTATTGCAATTTAAGTCAATCATCAACTGTTCATTGGTGTAATACTGGAAGACGTTCCCTTCTTTATCATGCCAGCCATTTTTTAAAGACAGTTCTAATCTATCAAATAGAAGCATATAGAGCATTTTAGCGTTATTGCTCAAAGTCTTATATTTCTCATCATAGATGAATGGCTTTGGAAATTTGAAAAACGATAAAAAACCAGTGACTTCACTTTTTTTAATCATGGTTATACCTCCTCCACGCTTGAAAATTTTGTGTATTCTTTGTGAAAATACAACTTCACTGTACCAAGACTGCCGTGCCGATTCTTTTCCAGGATCAGCTCAGTCATGTTATTCGCTTCTTGACTGTCTGCTTGTTCCTTCTGGTAGTAGGCATCACGATACAAGAAAGCTACAATGTCTGCATCCTGCTCAATCGAACCAGATTCTCGCAAATCTGATAGCATTGGGCGCTTGTCCTGTCTCTGCTCAACTGACCGACTCAACTGCGATAAGGCTATGACAGGAACCCTCAAATCCTTTGCTAGTATCTTCAATTCCCTTGAAATTTCAGAAACAATCTGCTGACGATTCTCACCTTTTGAACCAGTAATCAACTGCAAGA